AATGCAGTTGAGCTTGACGAAAATAGAAAAGAGGTGAAATAGTATGATAGTTCAAGATTTATATAGAGTTATACCTGACATAGAAAAAGTAAAAATAAGATCAAAAAATGGTGTAGCTTTATGGTGTGGAAAAAATGAGGATATGCCTATTGAGTATTTTGAAAGAGTCATAAATGCAATCTATTTATCAATAGGCCCATATGAAGCATATATAGTAATTGAAATAGCCTAAGCGTAAAGCGCACAGCGTGGTGCAAGTCCACGCATAGGTTTTTACAATTGAATATAGTAAATAATGAAAGGGGTGAAAATATGACAAACAATATAAAACTAGGCACATTAGTAAAATGCAGTATAGCGACATCGTTTTGCTTGCACGATATACAATATGATATAACTGAATATTACACAAAATCACAAATTTTGAATGATAGCCAATTATCAAAAATGAAAGTAGTGCAATATAGAGCACTGGAAGATAGCACCATGTTACGTGTAGATGTCGTAGAGTAAAATAGAAAGGAGTTATAAATTATGTTATTCAAAAACAGAAAAATGTCGCAGAGTGAGATTGACGAGGTTTATGAGGATTTTGTCATAGAGATAGCAACTAAAGTTGCTAAAAAGGTAAAAGGAAAAGTTTTCTATGGTTACGCAAATATAGAGGGCATGTGGTATGTTATAGTCAAAACCCGTGAACTAGGTGAAAAAAGATTTTTTCTTGATACACTTGATAATGATATGATGAGTGGCGTATCATCAAAGGAAATCGCTGATAATATAGTCAAGTTTTATCATAGAATAATTGAAAAGAGGTTTTTTATAATATGACGCAGAAAAGGAAACATTTTTTAGAGCGATTAATTCGCAATGAATATAGTCAAGTTGAAACAATATCAATTGGTAAAAATGATAGTATAAGAATTATATCACATTTATTTAATTTATTATTGTATAAAATAGAATATTTATATATTACAAATAGAATAGATTATGAAGAAAAAGTATTTATGAAACAATGTAATATAATTTATATGTATTATTATCATAAAATGGTATAGCATATTTATTGATAATTTGCACAAGTTTTCGTAAATTTTCGTAAATTGTAGAAAATAAAATGTGGAAAAGTTCATAAATTGTTAATGATTTAGACATAGTATAGTCACAGTTATACTGTACTATATAATATGTAAAGAAGTAATACATCTCTTACAATACATTTGCTTTAATACTATGTTACCGCACTATTGTTAGACAATAGTGCGGTCTCCTCAAAGAAAAGGAAGTGATTAACAATGATAGAAACTTTATACGCACAGTTTATTACAGACCCTAATACGCAAAAGGTTATAGTTGAAACTGATAGAACTGGTGCTACTATAGAAACTATATATCGTGAGGATTGTAAAATTACAATTCGTCACATATTAGACGATTTTATATCTTGTTTGATAGTCAAGAGATAGTAAGCTATCACTAAAACAGATTGCAAAAATCAACTTGACTACTACACCATGTTGGTGTTACATCTTTATTACAATAACTTTACAAACCATAGCACAAAGAAAAGGAGAAAAAAGACTATGAGAAAACCAATGGTTACACGTACAATTATTTCAACATCTGTCACAGCTTTATGCGTAAATCCACAGACAGCTGAGACATTTGAGCAGAAGTTCATTCTTACTGGCAAGATTGCTGACAAAGACAAGGTACTTAAGAGAGTGTCAAAACTTTACAGCACAGATGATTGCACTATTGTTGCAATTCGCAACCTCAAAGAGGTCAATGAACTTTATGGTATGGATGAAGCAGACTTTATCGCAGGTGCAAAGATACTTGACCCTGCTACACGTAAAGAGATTGAAACAATGCAGCCAGCCGCAGAATAAAAAGAAAAGGAGATAAACAAACATGGGAATTATAATTAATACACAGTCAAGAGATTTTACAGAGGTAGAGCAGTACTTAATGACATTAGATAGAGGCATCAAGTCTCTCAAGGATGTAGAGGACAATACAAGCATTGCAGTGGCAGGCTACCTTACATTTACAGACGAAAAAGAGAATGGGGATAGTGTTGATATTTTATCAATCATTACACCAGACAATGAAGTATTCTCTTGTCAGTCAGCAACTTTCAAGCGTAGCTTTGATAACATTACTAACATCATGCATGGTAAACAGTTCAGTGTTATTAAAGTTAGTGGCACAACAAAGAATGGTAGACCTTACATTGACTGTGCACTTGATGTAAAATCAGTAAAATAAAATTTATTTTATTGCTGGCCCTTGCTATTAAGTTAGCAGGGGTCTTAATAATTTAGAGAGGAGAATAAAAAGTATGGCAAATAAACTCACCAAAAATCAAAAAGCATACCAATCTATATTAGATGAAGCAGAACATCAAGGTATCTCTATGCAAGGATTAAAAGCTTTTCCAAAAAGAATAACACAAAATACTTTACAGAATTTGCAATCAGAAATAGCACAACGACAAAGTGCAGAAACCTACACAGTTACAGACAGCATTATTTCAAGATTACAAGCTTTACCTAGTAAAAAGCAGACATACACACATGGTGGTGAAGCTATAGATTATAATCTCGAAAATTTTTATTATACTGTTTTAGGAATTATAAAACAAATGCAAGAAGAATTTGGAAGCGAACAGTATGAATATTATTTACAACAAAATGAAGAAGAAATTATATCAGCAATAGATAGTATAAATGAGAGTCTATATTCAGAAGTAGTGCAGGCAAAGACGGAAGATTTAATACCTTTATTATCAAATCACGATATGTCACGTATATCAGCAATACAATCTAATGATATTAATGAATATTTTGGATTTACTGATTTAGATAATATATGAGAAACTATAGAAAATTCATGTGTGATTTTGAGACTACAGTATATAAAGGTCAAAAATCTACAGAAGTATGGGCTAGCGCAAGTGTAGAATTATACACAGAAAACGTTCAGATTTTTCATTCTATAAATGAACAGTTTAATTATTTTAAGTCATTAGATTGTGACATAATAGCTTATTATCATAACCTTAAATTTGACGGCAATTTTTGGCTATCATATTTATTAACAGATATAAAATATAAACAAGCATATGAGTCATTTAACGAGGACGGCACTCAAGGTGAATTTATAAAAGAAAAATACATGAAAAATAATACTTTCAGATATACTATATCATCTATGGGTCAATGGTATATGATTATTATTAAAGTTAATAACCATTTTATTGAACTAAGAGATAGCTTAAAACTATTACCATTCTCGGTAAATCAAATAGGTAAATCTTTTAAAACAAAACATCAAAAATTAGACATGGAATATAGTGGCTATAGATATGCAGGATGTAATATAACTGATGACGAAAAACGTTATATAGCTAATGACGTATTAGTAGTTAAAGAAGCAATAGAACAGTTATTCAATGACGGACACGATAAACTTACAATAGGTTCGTGTTGTGTAGCAGAATATAAAAATTCTTTAGGCGCTTATGATTATAATGATTTATTCCCTGCGCTTGATGAATTTACACTTGATAAAAATATTTATGGTTCGTCAAATGCAGACGAATATATACGGCACAGCTATAGAGGAGGTTGGTGTTATTTAGTAAAAGGAAAAGAAAATATTGTTAGACATAACGGAGTGACAGCTGATGTAAACTCTTTATATCCTAGTATGATGCATTCGCAAAGTGGTAATTATTTTCCAATAGGTAAACCATATTTTTGGACTGGTAATATAATACCTAACGAAGCAATAGGTGAAAATAAATATTATTTTTTAAGAATAAAAACACGCTTTTATATTAAAGAAAATATGTTACCATTTATTCAAATAAAAGGTAAACATTTATATAAAGGTACAGAGTCATTAACAACTAGTGATGTATTAGATAAAAATGGAAACTACAATAGATACTATAAAGATATTAATGGTAACATAAAAGATACTGCACAAATAATGACAGTAACAATGACAGATTATAAACTAATGTTAAAGCACTATGAACTAGTTGACTTTGAAATCTTAGACGGATGTTGGTTTTATTCTGATATAGGTATATTTGATAATTATATCAATCATTATGCAGAAATTAAAATGAACAGTAAAGGTGCAAAGCGTACAGAAGCTAAATTGTTTCTCAATAATCTTTACGGCAAACTTGCTAGTAGTTCCAATAGTAGTTTTAAAGTTGCGTATGTAAAAGATGATGAAAGTATAGGCTTTTACATTGTACCTGCTAATAATAAAAAGGTAGGACACATAGCAACTGGTAGTGCAATAACATCATACGCACGTAACTTTACGATAACGGCCGCTCAAAAAAATTATTACGGAGTAGACAAAGCAGGTTTTATTTATGCTGATACTGATAGTATACATTGTGACTTGCCTGCCGATAAGATTAAAGGAATAACAGTAGACCCAGTAAAGTTTTGTTGTTGGAAATTAGAGAGCAGTTGGGACACAGCTATTTTTACAAGGCAGAAAACATATATAGAACACATAACGCACAATGATTTAATACCTGTTGATGAACCATACAACGATATAAAATGTGCAGGTATGCCACAGAAATGTAAAGATTTATTTGACAAATCAATGCAGGGATATAAAGTAAAGGAGAGTGATAACTATACACAAAGTGAATTAAAATTCTTAGAAACAAAAAGAGACTATAATGATTTTAAAGTTGGTTTATGTGTTCCTGGAAAATTACTGCCAAAAAGAATTAAAGGTGGTGTATTACTGGTAGACACGACATTTGAAATGAGGTGATATATTCTATAATAAAAAGGATCTTGAAGATATGATAATAGAATTAAAGGAGAGAAGAATATGATAACATTATTATTAGATTTATATTATAGATACAAAGCAAAGAAATATGAAAAAATTTGTACCCATATTTGTTGTTTCTGCAAGTACAAATATGATTGTGATTATTTTACAAGGGAGTGATAAATTTTATGAACGATAAAATGGAAAAAGTAGTGCAGGAACTGCGCAAAAGATTTAGAGGTTCAATCGAGTTTTATGATGTGCCATGTGCAGAAAAGTATAAAATAGAATATTGTTTAAATGGTTTGTTTATTTCAAAGTTACTTTCATATGATTTTATAAAGAAAAAAGATGCAAGAGAAATTGTACTATCATTAAACATATTAATTGCAACAGATATACACAATCATTTTTACAAATAAAGGAGAAAAAGTATGATATTGAAAGTACCTATATTGTAATACCGTTGAATGAAAGTTGGAGTAACTTAATAATCACATTTTATATTAATCTGCATAAATGTCGTATATCAATTCCTATTAATTACAAAACACAAACAATAGACATACTAGTTGAAGATATATCGGAAAGAATTAATAGGCGGATTTTAAGAAGTTATTTAAAATAAAAAGCAAAAAAGGCAGGAGCAAAAACCCCTGCCTTTTCTATATCTATATCTATAACTATTGCAGAACACAAGCGCACAGCATTTACGACAATACATACCAGCGTTATCTTCCAAACGTGCTACCTAGCAGTATCAAGTGAACATACAATAGCAGATACCTAATAACTGATAGTCTTAAATAAGACTTCTTTGCATTTAAGGTTCTTAAATCTGAAACACCCTTTTTCAAAATAGTATCTTAACTGGCTGATAAATAAATCATTCTGTTTTAACATGACATAATTAATATCGTGGTCATTAACAGTGACACTTATTTTACTTCTAAAAGTACTATCTGCTTTATCATCAATATATAAGAAACCCTGCTCGCTGTATTGTTTCACAGCATAATCATGTCCCATATATCTTAGTGTTGCAACATACTTTCCTTTTCCTACTGGTGTATCAATAAAAGCAGTGTTATCATTTAAGTACACATTTTCACTTGAATATGCGACATACTGATTATTCTTAAATGCTCTATTGAAGCCACTCTCTTTCTGCGCTTTACTAGCAGTTTCTATAAAACCACTTTCCAGTACAAATCCATCTCCCTTTAAGAAATTAGTTTCACTGTTTAATCTTTCAGATATCCCCAGCTCTACATAATAAGGGTTGATAATACTAACGGCATTACTTAACATATATACTGGTAAATATCTTGCCTGCTCTCCGTGTCCTCTTGCTATACTTGTATGTACACTGATAAATTTTCTTGTTTCATCACTACAATAGTGATTAGTTTCGCTCTGAAATTCATCAAATAACATACTATCAGTATCACTAAGTAAGTGACTATATTTTTTCAACTGGTCTGCACTATTTAAACTAATGGCGTAACCACAGTGTTGTTCATTTAAAAACAAACTATAATAGATACCACATGCACAACGTTTACTTTCCATAGTATAGTTTCTAAAAAATAATGTTTGTAAATCTTTAAAGAACTTATCAGATACATCATCAAGCTCGTAATTGTACCTATAAATCAAACAGAATTTTTTACCATACTTAAGAAATCTGTTGATTAACAATCTGCCAAAATATGTTGTTTTGCCACCACTTCTATTTGTGGTACATAAAAATAACTCAGGCTCTAAACCATTTATGTCTTTCATTGAAAGTAATTTAGTTCCGTCATAGTATTTATTTTCACTCATATTGTTGTACTCTTTTCTTAAATTTGCCTATATTTATCTCAATTTATTATAACATATATATTGCAAAATTTCAAGCAATATGATATAATTAAAAAGAGAATAAAAAGGAGGGAGTATATGGAAACAATGCAGGCTATTTTACAGGCTGTCACAACAGTGGGATTTCCTATAGTAATGTGTTTATGTTTAGCATGGTACTGTATGAAACTGGATGAAAGCCACAAAGCAGAAACAGATAAGTTTACAACGGCATTAAATGAAAACACACTTGTATTGCAGAAATTGTGTGACATTCTGAACGTAGAAAGAAGTGATAAGAATGAGTAAAGTTGACACATATACAGATTATATGATTGCAATAGCAGATGACAATTCACATGGCTATTCACAGATTAACAGAGGTGGTAATCCAGACTTTGATTGTAGCTCGTTAGTTGGACACGCACTTAATACAGCAGGTTTCAATGTAAATGTAAACAGTACAACAAGAAATCTGTATGAACAGTTAAAACGTTGTGGCTTTACTTCTTGTAACAGACCTTTTCAAAAGGGTGATATTCACTTAGCTGTAGGACATCATGTTTGTGTTTCAACAGATAGCGAACATATAGTTCATGCAAGTATTGATGAAAATGGAACTACAAAAGGACGTAAAGCAGGAGACCAAACTGGTAAAGAAATATGTATAAGAAAATACTACACACCTAGTTATGGCTGGAGTTATCATTTACGTTATAATGGAGACAAAGGAAGTGCAGGTTATAATATGAATTTATTGAAAAGAGGTTCATCAAATAATGACGTAACAGTATTTGAAATACTTATGACAAAGTTAGGATATTACACTGGTAGCATTGATACAAAGTATGGTAAAGGCTGTGTAAATGCGTGTGAGAATTTTCAGACAAAACATGGATTAACTGTTGATGGTGAGTGTGGTAAAAACACATGGAATAAACTTTTTAGTTTAGGTATAAGATAATGGCATGGATAGTTAAAGTTGGAGTAAGTGCTTACTTAACACAATCACAAATGGAAAACAATGCTACTGAATTTTATGGATATTTTCATAGTAAAGGCTTTACCATTGAAAGTATAGCAGGCATGTTAGGAAACCTACAGCAGGAGTCAAACATTAACCCAGGTATGAAACAAACATCAAGTGCAAGCAGTGGCTGGGGTTTGATACAATGGACACCTAGCAGTAACCTAACAGGTTATGCAACTGCACACGGTGCTGATTGGTCTACTGGTGAAATACAGACACAGCTGATGTGGGATGAAATAATAAATGGTTATGGTGGTCAATGGATACCTAAACCTGCTAAAGGTTATCCGTACACTGGTGCAGAGTTTTCGCAACTAACTGATGTTGCAGAAGCATGTAAAGCATATTTATATGAAAGAGAACGTGCAGGGGTTGAAGCATTAACCAAAAGATTAACATACGCTGATAACTGGTATAAATATCTAACAGGTGTTACACCACCTACACCACCTACACCACCTACACCACCTACACCGGCTAAGCGAAAACGTATGCCGCTTTGGATGATGTGCAGGCCATTATTTTAAATAGAAAAGAGGTGAGAAAAAATGGCAGTACTTTCACATGATGATTTTATGAACGCAGTAAAAGGACTAGCAGGTGACAGCGCTGATGATAATACGCTTACCATGATTGAAAATTTTACTGATACATTCAATGACCTTGAAACACGTGCAAGTGATACTACTGATTGGAAAACAAAATACGAACAGAATGACAATGAGTGGAGAGAAAAATATAAAGCACGATTTTTTGAGGGCAAAGAGGGTATAGACCCTGATGAAGTATTAAGGAAACAAAAGGAAGATATTACTGATGATGGTAAAGACATTTCCTTTGATGATTTATTTAAAGAAAGAGAGGGCTGAGAATTATGGCTACAAAACCAAAAATTAAGACACTTACTAATTCAAGCGTTGATATTTTAAATGCAATAAGAAACAACGCAAGCACAAACTACAGAGATTATGTGCCGCAGGCTACAGATGACTCTGACTCAATCAGAGAAATCGGCGCAGTAATTATGGACTATCCTGCTTTACAGAATGAATTTTTATCTGCTCTTGTAAACAGAATAGGAAGAGTAATTTTAACAAGCAGATCATATGACAATCCATGGGCTATGTTTAAAAAAGGCATGCTCGAGTTTGGTGAGTCTATCGAAGAGGTATTTGTTAATATTGCAAAACCGTTCCAGTTTGACCCACAGGTTGCAGAGTCCAATGTATTCAAGCGTGAAATTCCTGATGTACGCAGTGCGTTTCATATCATGAACTATCAGAAGTTCTACAAAGCTACAATCTCAAATGACCAGTTAAGACAGGCTTTTCTGTCTATTGATGGCATTACAGATTTGATTGCTAAGATTGTAGATGCTATGTATACTGGTGCTAACTATGACGAGTTTCAGACTATGAAATATATGCTTGCAAAGCATATATTAAATGGACTGATGAACCCAGTTACAATTCCTGATATTAATACTGCAAACATGAATAGCATTGTTAGTACTATTAAGGGAGTATCAAACAAGTTTACTTTCCTTAATTCAAAGAATAACCTTGCAGGAGTTATGAACCATACACCTAAGCAGGAGCAGTATTTATTAGTCAATTCACAGTTTGATGCTACCATGAATGTTGAAGTACTTGCAAGTGCTTTCAATATGGATAAAGCAGAGTTTGACGGACATCATGTACTTGTAGATAGTTTCGGGGATTTAGACATTGAGAGATTAAATATTCTCTTTGCTGATGACCCAACCTATACAGAGATAGGAAAAGCAGAACTTGAAGCACTTGACGCTATTCCTTGTGTAATGGTAGATAGTGACTGGTTTATGATATTCGACAACTATCAGAACTTTACAGAGCAGTATAATGGTGAGGGTCTGTATTGGAACTACTGGTATCATGTATGGAAAACATTCAGCGTTTCTCCGTTCTCAAACAATGCAGTATTTGTTGCAGGTGAACCTGCGGTAAAGACAGTTACAGTTACACCTAAAAAAGCTACAGTTAGTGCAGGTGGACAGTTACAGTTGAGTGTTACTGTTGATACTGATAACTATGCACCACAGAGCGTTATTTGGGGCATTGCAGAAGAGAATGCTAAGGCTAGTATTTCAAGTACAGGTATGCTTAAAGTTAATAGTGATGCTAAAGCAGGAACTATTACAGTGAAAGCTACTAGTACGTTTGATAGTACAAAGGTTGATACTGCGACTATTACAGTTGCGTAGATTAAATATAGCAGGAGAGCATAATTACTTTCCTGCTATTGTAAAGGTGGTGAAGATATGCAGATACAGCCTAATAGTGTTATCAAATTATGCAGTGGTGTACCAATAGATAGCAGTTATAAAGACACTATTTATTTTGCAAGCAGGAGTGCACAGCAAAGTTACTTTGAAAGTAAAGTTAGTAAGACTATGGATAAAGCCAGTTTTCAGAGGATTAATGGACAGCAGGGCGTTGTGAGAATGAGTGCTAATGCAGAAAGTATTTATAATTGCAATTATATGATGTTTCAAAATACTAACTATGGCAGTAAATGGTTTTACGCTTTTATTACTAATATTGAGTATGTAAACGATAAAGTTAGTAATGTATATTTTACTATTGATGTAATGCAGACATGGTTTCTTTTTGACTGCACTCTTAAAGAGAGTTTTGTTGAAAGAGAGCATAGCAGTATTGATTATGCAGGTAGTAATATCGTAACAGAAAACATTGATACTGGTCCGATAGTTTGTAATGCTATAAGTAAAAGTGGGCATTTTGCAAGTTATAGTGCAGTAATAGCAACAACTTTTGCAGAAGAGGGGACAAAAACTGGCGGCTATCAAGGTGGTTTATTTAGTGGTGTAGATTATATAGCAGGGCGGGTAGATAACAACGAGCAGGTACAAGCATTATTAACTTATTTAGATACAGCAACACAAGCTAACAAACAAGACAGCATTGTAAATATTTTTTTAATGCCAAGTGATTTTTACACAACAACTACACAACCAAGTGTGCAGGTAAACGCAGTGGCAAAAAACACTAAAATTGGTGGTTATACACCAAAAAATAAAAAATTATTAACATACCCTTTTAACTATTTAGCAGTAGATTGTTGCGATAACTCCGCAATATATAGATATGAATGGTTTGTAAAAAATACTTGTGATTTTGCTTTATACGGAAGTGTTGTAGGAAATCCACAAATAGCGCTGGTTCCTATGGGTTATAATGGTACTAATGCTGGTGAGGGTAATTATTCTGAAAAACTAGTTATGAGCGATTTCCCACAAGTGGCATGGTCTGTTGATGCTTATAAAGCATGGTTAGCACAATCTGCTAGTAAATTAACTATGTCAGCTTTATTAAATACTGGTACAGTTGTTGCAGGAATGGGTAGCTTTAATCCGGGATTAGCATTAAGTGGTGCAACTGGTATAGTTGATAATGGTATAGATGCTATGCTGGCATACAGTAAACCACCACAAACAAGAGGAACTAATAGTGGTTCAATTGATGTCGCTACACGAAACAAAGATTTTTATTTTAAACAAATGCAGGTAACACCACAATATGCACATATTATTGATGAATACTTTGATAAATATGGATATGCTACTAAAAGAGTAAAAGTACCTAACACTCATAGTAGACCACATTGGACTTACACTAAAACACAAAATTGCGAATTAATAGGAAATAATTGTAGTAACAATGATGTCACAGCTATTAAGAACATTTTTGACAATGGTATTACATTTTGGAAAAATGCTAGTGAAATAGGTAACTATTCATTAGATAACAGTCCTAGTTAGAAAAGAGGTGAGACAATGAGAAAAAAAGGAAAAAAAGCACAAACTGAAGCCTTTTTACAAAATCAAAGAACATATTTACAGTATGTTAATAGACTTACTGAATTAAGTATTTCAATGTTTGACTGGAAGAACTTACCTGATACCATTGATGCAAGATTTTTAGAGTTAGCTCTTTTCAACGACGGAATGGCTGTATTTTTTAAGGATGAAGTCATGGGTTATTTAGGATTACAAGTTATGATAGGCGGAGCACTTGATGTTTACAGAATACCTATTACTCGGACAGCCTTTGCACAAAATGGGTATCAAATGAAACTTGACCGTAGTAACAGTGTTATTATATTTAATAATATGCTACACACTAACAGTATACTTGATGTGCAGGAAATGAGTAAAAGACTGTATGAAATACAGAGGACTATTGATGTAAACGTTATACAGCAGAAAACACCTAAGATTATTACATGTACTGAAAATCAGAGGTTAGTAATGAAAAATCTATATGGACAGTATATGGGTAATGAACCATTCATTTTCGGCGATAAGAATTTGGATTTAAGCGGTATTAAGACTTTAGATACTACAAGCCCCTATGTTGCTGATAAGTTGTATGAGTTAAAGACACAGTACTGGAATGAAGCCTTGACCTACTTAGGTATTAGTAATGTCAATACTATGAAGAAAGAAAGAATGATAACTGATGAAGTACAAAGGAATTTGGGTGGTACTATTGCTAGTAGGTATTCAAGATTGTTTATGAGACAGCAGGCATGTGAACAGATTAACAAAATGTTTGGATTAAACATTAGTGTTGATTATAGAGAGGACATGCAGGTACTTGATACTTATGATGCTAATGAAGCAGATTTGAGTAATGAGATTGATATAGGCAAAGGTGGTGAAAATAATGAGTAAGTATACAACAGAGGTGCGATTTATCTGTGAAAATAGTGCAGGCTTGAGTGAGAGTGAGGGTGCAGATAATATTGATAGTATTTTAGATAAGTGTTGGAATAAGGTTTTTAACTTTGACTTTCCTATCTTTGATGAAAAATATAGACAGGTTTTATGCAGGAAGATATTGAAACATTATTACACAAGAGAGATTGCACATGAAACTGTAGGCAGGTGGAAACTTGCATTAAATGCTAAGCTCAATGAGATTATGCCTTATTACAATCAATTGTATAAAAGTGAGTTGCTAGAGTTTAATCCTTTTTATGATGTTGATTTGACTAGGAGTAGAGAGGGTAGCGGTACAAGTAATAGAACAAGTAATAATACAGAAACTAATAGTGGTACAAGCAAAAATGTTAGTAGTGGTAGTAGTACAAATAATACTGATACCTTGAATAGATTTAGTGATACTCCGCAGAATAGTATGGATACACAGGGTATTGCTGATAGTGTACCTTTAACTACAGTTACTAAAGTTAATGAAGATAACACGACTACTAATGAAAGTACAGATACATTGACAAGAAATGATAGTAAAACTGGAAATGGTACAGAAAATATTAATAATACTGATAAATATATTGAGACAGTAAGAGGTAAACAGGGGACAGAAAATTATAGCAGTTTATTAAAGAAATTTAGAGAGACTTTTCTCAATATTGATATGATGATTATTGAGGATTGTAGTGATTGTTTCTTTACTTTATGGTAAAGGGAAAAGAGAGGTAATAATGGACGCAAATTATAGAGACTTAAAAGAGTTTAGATTTTGGTGCTTTAAAGTGCTACCACTAGTGTATGATGATGAATTAAGTTATTATGAAGTTATCTGCAAATGTGTTGACTATATTAATAATTTGATTGAAAATGATAAAGCTATTAGTAATGATGTTGAAAAGTTAAAGCAGGAATTAAAGCAGGTGCAGGAATGGATTAATAATTATGATACTAGCTTTGCAGAAAGTATTATCCGAGAGTACCTTGCAACTATGATATTTGTTACTATTAGTGATAGTGGCTATATTATTTATAATATTCCTGCTAATTGGAAGAGTATTACATTTAATACTACTGGGTTGGACATTGAAAATAATATCGGTGTTGGTAACTATGACTATGGTCATTTAGTATTAAGCTATTAAGAAAGAGAGGCAAGAGTAATATGAGTAATGGATTAATTAACAGACAGTATGTTGGTGCTAGGTATGTACCTAAGATTATGGGTGAGTGGAATAAGGCTTTACAGTATGAAGCGTTGAGTGTGGTAACACATTTGGGTAATAGCTTTACGAGTAAAGTGCCTGTGCCTGCAAATGTGGAAATTGATAATACAGATTATTGGGTTAATACTGGTAATTATAATGCGCAGGTTGAAGAATACAGAAAAGAAACAACTCAAGTCAAAAATGATTTAAACAATGAAATTATAAATAGAAAAGATGATAGTAAAGATAACATTTTATGGATTGGGGACTCTTATAGTGTAAATTATAATCACAAATTACCAAATGGCGTTCGTGCTATGTTAAATGCTAAAAATTGGTATGAATACAGTAAAGGTGGCGCAGGTTTTGCAGGAGCATGGGCTGGTGCATCCTTTAACGATTTAATTGAAGAAGCTAAAAAAGAAATGAGTGCTAGTCAAAAAGAAATGATAAAGTATGTATATATTGTTGGTGGTGCTAATGATAGTAGTTTTTCTTGGGATGAGGTTAAATCTAAAGTTATTAGTACTGTTAATAACGCTAGAAATAGTTTTCCTAATGCACAAGTTTGTTTTATATTTGCTAGTTGTGCATATACTACTTACCAAGATTTGTTTACTAAAACTAGGAATATGAGTAACGATAACTTAACACCTTGTATATTTGCTATGCCGTATTATTATTTGAGTGGCACATTTTACAACACTGATAATTTGCATTATACAGAGAATGCCACTAATTATATTATAAGCGTTATATCTAATTTAATATGTAGTTCAAGTTATATTCCAACTGTCACAGTTGACGCAGGAAAAGATAGTTTTGAGGGTTGGTCAACTAGAAGTCAATTACAGGTTTCAGCACCTACTGGTGTAGTAAAAATATCATCACCATATATGTTATTATCAAAAAGTAATGAAGAGCCTTTTGCAACTGACCAATATGGTAATACTATATTATTAAAAAGTAAACCTATTAGTGATAATGCTAGGAACGTATTACCACTAAGGCCGACTACACTATATGTGCAAGTACAAATTAATAATATTACTTATAACGATTATTTAGAGTGCACTTTGGATAATACAAATCAACAATTAATATGGTCAACAAATAATAAATATCCTGCTACCAATAAGATGATTATAAAAATTAAAAGTTAATATTAGACACCTAAGCACGTGTATAAACTGCTTTTTAAGCTACACCATTTTTTGATCTTATTTTTACTTTTTCTATGTCAGGTATAACTCTATATAAATCTTGAACTATCATACTATTTCACCTCTTTTCTATTTTCGTCAAGCTCAACTGCATT